GCTATATTCACTGCAGCCAATTATCCTGAGCTTGCACAGAAAATTGGAGTCCGGTCAGACCCCGCAACAGACTCTGCAAATGTTGTGCACGCTGCTATGGTTCGATCTCTCGAGGAACGGAAGAAGTTGGCGGATGCATTCAAGGCATCAAATTGGGCAACTGCAGGAGTGCGGACCGCGTCACTTATGGAAACCATCAAGGCGACCATCAGAACACGAGCGGGCGCACCACTTTATGTTGCCGTGGCACTCTCTGAGTCAGAGATGTTTGACACAGCACCAGCAAGTCAACCAGTGGATCATATTTGGCAAGGCACGGTCGATTACTGGATGCACACATACCAGCTATACTCCGAATTCATGGAAGAAGTATACAAAACACTCGTGGGGCTCGCATTCATTATACTTTGCTTGCTGTCTGGAGGGGCATATGCGGACGCGCAATGCCTCTACACAGCTGGCGGGTTTTCTTGGGCCGTTATAGAGCTTGTTGCTAAGGAGTATTTGCTGGACTTTGAGGGGCCAGCTCTTGCCCGACTCATTCCGGTCTGCTTCCACACTTTGATTACACCATATTTTCACATACAATTTGGTTTAATTCTCGGCTTTTGCATGTCACTGTCTACGCACATCTTCTACAATATGATAGTGCCATTCAAGTACAAAGCCACCATTCACTGGGGAGTGAATGAGCGTGGACGTTATGTGGAAGAAGTCTGCCTTGGGGAACAGAAGAGCCCTGTTTTATCCAAGCACCACACCATTCTCAGAGAGGGACGTGAGATCTCATGCAAGCCAAAATTTGGGACACGCCCCTTCTTACAATTGGGAGATACTGCTGCGGTCGTTATGGCAGGCTGTTGCCACAACGAGAAAATTAGCACTGAATCACGCATCTTTAAGGAATTGCCCTCGCATTCCGATCTCTCAACGGTTGTCAAGAATTGGTCAGTCATTTCAAAGTATGCAATGCAAACATACGACTTCATGGAGAAGGTTGAAGTACCAATACAATTTGACGACTGGGTGCGAGGATTTCCTGCTGGACGCCAGAGGGAGCTCAGGCGCTGTAGGTATGAACGCGACTACTTCAAACAAGGCGATGCAAAGGCGTTCATCAAGCGTGAAAAAGTTCCCAAGAGCGTGGAGAACCCCAATTTCAAGGATCCGCGAATGATCCAAGGCTGCCCACTAGCGTTGTCAGTACAGTGTGGGCCCTACTTGAGGAAGTTGGCCAAGCGTTTCAAAAGACACTATCAGCCGGATTGGACTCCGGATGGGGTTCGGGCAGGCAAGCAAATACAATACACATGTGGCTTGACTGCGGAGGGAACAGGGGAGGCATTCAGGAAGGCAATTGAATGCATACAAAGCATGTGTGGGCCAGGAGAGAAAATCGTATTCTTGGAGGATGATCAGAGTCGATTTGACATGCACATACTCGAGGGCCCTTTTAGGCACCTGCAAAAGATATACCGCAAATATTTACCACGGCACGTGGCTAAACTATTACGCAGGAGCGCCTCAACTGGGGTCACAGCAGGTGGCATCAAGTACAGAGTCATGTACACGATGCAATCTGGGTGGCCAGACACATCATTGGGGGACACAATGGTGAATGTCGCTATGAAGCAGTGGATCCATGGTGTAGGCAATAAATGGATTAGCATCGTATGCGGTGACGATAGCGTTACGATAACCACTGATAAGGAGCTGCAGGGCATGGGTGGCCTGCACCACGTCGTTAGGCAATACACGGCACTCGGGATGGAAGTGACCGGCGTAGTAAGGGAAGACGCACTAGACGTGGAGTTCTGCTCAGGGAGATTTTACCCAAAC